AATATAAATTGTTTTCCTGTAGAGGGTGAGCAAGATGGAAATAAGCATCAATGACACAGCGCAGATCAGTTGGAAGCAAGTCGCTGTGCAAAAGCAGGAGCGTTTAAGAACAGGCGCTGAAGGCGAGACTGTGCGCGAAGCGGTAGAGACAATCATACCGACAATTTATACGAAAGAAGGTAACAGGGTCGAGGCGCAACAACTAGCGCCTAGCCAAAGAGTAAACATATCGGTATGAGTGACGCAGGTGAAAAAGCATTGAACGAAGTCAACGCCCATGAGCGTGAGTGTGCCTTGCGTTACCAGCGTATTGAAGAACGCCTTGCAGAAGGCTCTGCCAAGTTCAAACACCTAGAACACCTTATTTACGGACTGTACGCACTGATTGCAGCGGCAGCTTTGCCTCAGTTTTTCATGGGGTAAATCGTGATTATCGAGTCTGTTGCAGCCGCCGGGATGCTTCTCCAGCAGATCAATTCGGTGATCCAAAACGTCAACGAGGGTAAGGCTAACGTCCAGCAGGCAATGGCCCTGGTGTCAGAATTTGGCGAGGCTCTTAATACCTTTGAAGTAGAACGCAAAAGCTCGGCGTTCAATGCGCTTTCAAAAAACGACATACTTAAGCTGCAAATGCTTCGCAGGAACCAAGAGCGGTATCAGAAAGACTTAAGGGATCTGTTACTTGTCGCCGATCCAAAACTGTTAGAGGATTATGACCGGGCGATAAGGCAGCAGGAACAAGACAGGAGGGCGCACCAGAGGCTGATGGCAAAACGCAAGCGTGAGAGACAGATATTGATTCAGCAAATACTCGTTGGTGGAACGACTCTGGTCATCGGAGGCGGCATCGCAGTCCTAATATTTGTGTTGATCTTGAAAGCCTTTGGGTGAGTGTCTTGGAGAAAATACTCTGGACACTTTTAATCAGCGGTATAGCAGGGCCGACGTTTTTGTTTGCCGCGAGTTACTGGCTGAACATGCCATGATCATGGCTTTCTTGCTTGTTGTCGTCGTAGACAACGCGCCCCTCGATGAACGATTTTTTTTCCGCATGGTCGATCGCTGCAATTTTTTTGCACATATGATCGAATCGGGGCAGTATAAAATGGTGCAAAACAATAGATTATCATCACAAGAAAACGTGACGGCGTATTGCATCCCGAAGTATGCGCCGCCTAACACGAAATTCTGGGACTAGACATGGCAGCGAAAAAGCTGGAGCCAAACTCTGAATTTGCTCAATACGATTCGAACAACGATGGAGTCGTGGACGATGATGAGTTGGAAACCAGTCAGCAGTTGCAGGAGCTGCGTTTGCAGCAGGATAAAGCAAATGCGCAAAGAGGCATGGCATGGTTCGCGTTATGGGGCATGTTGTTATATCCGACATTGATCGTTGTCTGCACTTTTGTAGGCTTGGATCAAGCAGCAGCTATACTGGGAGATATTGCCAGTGTCTATTTCGTGGCAATCGCTGGTCTGGTGGCAGCTTTCTTTGGCGCAAGCGCATGGGTTACAAGAGGAAACGGTAAATGAGCATTGTTGCATCTTTGGTCGGCCCCGTAACGGGACTGTTAGATAAGTTTATCGAGGACAAGGATCAAAAGGCTAGGTTGAGTCACGAGATTGCGACTCTTGCCGAGAAACAATCGCATGAGGCTTTGAAGGGCCAGCTCGAAATCAACAAGATGGAGGCAGCTCACAAGAGTTTGTTTGTTGCCGGGTGGCGACCGGCAATCGGTTGGATATGCGCCCTCGGTTTGCTTTACAACACGATCATCGTAAATCTCTTGGGTATTTGGCTCGAAGTCGATCCGGTAGACACGACCTTGTTGGTGCCAGTCATGATGGGACTTTTGGGGTTGGGCGCTATGAGAAGCTATGAAAAGGTCAACCAAGTAGCGCGAGAAAAGTAATGCGAGTGACGAGTAGCGAGGGTGTTGCCCTCATCAAGAAGTTCGAGGGCTGCGAGCTTGAGGCTTATCAGTGCTCGGCTGACGTTTGGACACTCGGCTACGGCCACACATCCGGCGTTTCAGAAGGCGACACTTGCACAGCCGAAGAAGCTGAGTCGATGCTGACTGAAGACCTACAAAAGTTCGAGGGGTATGTAAATGACCTTGTTGACGTCGATCTCACACAGAATCAGTTCGACGCGCTGGTTGCATGGACATATAACCTTGGCCCCGGCGCTCTGAAAGAATCCACGTTGCTGCGTAAACTGAATGACGGTGACTACAAGGATGCCCCTTACCAAATCAAACGCTGGAATAGAGCAGGAGGTAAGGTGCTAGACGGTTTGGTGAGAAGGCGCGAGGCAGAGGCTCTGTTGTTCAAGGGCCAGCCTTGGGAAGATGTCTGAGGTCTCTCTCAAAGATTTTGAGATTCTGAGTGAGCAGGATCAAAACGAGGCGTTGGCCTTGCTGTCTCGTTATGAACAGATGGAAAAGCAAGAGACTTGTCAGTCTGACTTCATCGAGTTCGTCAAGCATATGTGGCCCGAATGTATTCTCGGCAGACACCACAAAATCATCGGTGACAAATTTAATAAGATTGCGCAGGGCAAGCTCAAAAGGCTGATAGTTTGTCTGCCTCCGCGTCACAGCAAGTCCGAGTTTGCGTCCACTTACTTCCCTGCCTGGATGATGGGTTTGCGCGGCGATCTGAAAATAATCCAGACGACGCACACCGCAGAGTTAGCAGTGCGTTTCGGTCGCAAGGTCAGAAATATCATCGACTCTGATGATTACTCTGAGGTCTTTCCCGATCTGAAACTTCAAGCTGACAACAAATCGGCAGGACGATGGACGACTAACCAGGACGGTGAATCATTTTATGCTGGTGTGGGTGGTGCTATCACGGGGCGCGGTGCTGATCTGCTGATAATCGATGACCCGCATTCAGAACAAGACGCGCTATCTCCTACCGCTATGGAGTCCGCGTATGAGTGGTACACCTCTGGCCCTCGCCAGCGTTTGCAGCCTGGCGGGATCATCATCATCGTTATGACGCGCTGGAGCACCAAAGATCTAGTGGGAAAGGTGCTGAAAAAACAAGGTGATGATCACGCCGATCAGTGGGAGGTCATCGAGTTCCCCGCGATAATGCCTGAGTCAGATACACCTTTGTGGCCCGAGTTTTGGAAGAAAGAAGAATTGTTGTCTGTGAAAGCCTCTTTGCCGGTGAGCAAATGGAATTCGCAATGGATGCAAAACCCGACTGCCGAGGCGGGCTCGATCGTGAAAAGAGAATGGTGGCGTCTGTGGGAGCGAGATTATGTCCCGGCGTATGAATACGTTATTCAGAGTTACGACACCGCATTTTCGAAAAAAGAGACCGCCGACTACAGCGCCATCACCACCTGGGCGATTTTTGATTCACCTGACGACGACCACCAAGCGTTGATTTTACTGGACGCGAAACGAGTACGGCTAGACTTCCCAGAGTTGAAAAAAGTTGCGTATGACGAGTACCGCTACTGGGAGCCGGATTGCATTTTGATCGAGGCAAAAGCCAGCGGAACGCCCCTGACGCAAGAGTTGCGCAGAATGGGGATCCCGGTTACAGCATATACACCAAGTCGAGGTCAAGATAAGATCGCCAGGATGAACTCTGTGGCTCCCATTTTCGAGAGCGGCATGGTATGGGCGCCAGACGAGGCTTTCGCGGACGAGGTAATCGAAGAGATGGCCTCGTTTCCTTTCGGCGACAATGATGACTATTGTGACTCCGCAACGATGGCGTTGATGCGTTTTCGTCAGGGCGGCTTCTTGAGCCTGAAAGATGATTACCAGGAAGAAGCAAGCTTTATGAAAAGAAATAGACAGGTGTATTACTGATGGCGATCGAAAAACGAGGCTTAGGCACAGAGGATGATCCAAACGTCGCAGCGACCGGCAGCGCCATGGAAGTCGAGCCGGAGATGACTCGCAACGACGAGATTCGCAACGCAGCTGAAATACTGATCCGCGAAGAAGAGATCCTGATCGATGACGAAATCGACGAAATTGCCCAGCAACCCGTTGTTGACTTCAATACAAACCTGGTCGATTTCATCAGTCAATCTGACCTATCTAAGCTTGCAGATGACGTTTTGTCTTCAATCAAGTCAGATAAAGAAAGCCGATCAGAGTGGGAAAAAACGTACACCGATGGTTTGAAATATCTAGGCATGAAGTTCGACGAGTCACGCAGCCAGCCGTTTGAGGGATCAACGGGTGTGATCCATCCGATTCTGGCGGAATCCGTGACACAATTTCAGGCTCAGGCTTACAAAGAATTATTGCCTGCAAAGGGGCCGGTCAAAACAGAAATCGTCGGGATGCGATCCCCAGAAGTCG